GGATCGTCGCTTGCGTCTGGCTGGCGAACATTTACGTCCAGGCGCCCGAGTTCTGGATCCCGGTCGCGTTGAACTCGGTCAGGTTGCCGGTCTTGCCGAGGACCTCGTAGCTCTCGAGATACCCCTCCGACGACCAGGTCTTGCTGTTGCCGAAGACGATCACCAGCGAGCGGCTCGAGGCCTGCGGGCTCGTGTCGGGTGCGATGAAGACGACGTGCGGCCCGAGCGTCGCGGTGTCATCCATGAACCCGTGCATCGTCCAAGGCGCGATCACGCTCATGCCCGTCGGCAGCTTTTTCTCGAGCGTGTCGCCGAAGGCCGTCGACGCCTGCATGTTCGACGTCAGCTTGATGCCGCTGATCGTCAGGATGAAGCTGGTGATCAGCCGCAACGTCCCGCCGGGGCCGTCGTCGTAGCTGATCGTGATTTCCGACGATCCATGTTTGCCGGCTGCCATCGTGATGCTCCCTGGTTAACCGCGTGCGAGTCCGACAAACGGCGTGAACGATCCCGATCCCGTCACGTCGCGCACGTACCGCGTATACCGATCGACCGTGCCGGCGCTCGTCACCCGTTGTGCCCCGGGCGCCGTGGTCACGTTGACGAAGGTGATGAGATCCGCCCAGGTGCTGTCGTCCGGCGAGTGCTGGATCTTGTTGACGGCGCCGGTGAGCCCCGAGAAGGCGCTGACCGCCTGAATGCCCGCGGCGCCATTCACCGTGCTCGAGAGCACGAACGATCCGCCCGTGCCCGCCCCCGAGCTGCCCGTCGTGTTGACCGCGACCGAGAACGTGGTCGTCGAGATCACCGTGACCGCCAGGTCGCTGTTGATGGCGGGGCCGGCGAGCGTGTTGTTGCTGATCAGGACCTTCTGCGCGGTCGTCAGCCCATGCGGGACCGGCGTCGTCACGACGCACGGGTTCGCCTTTGTGGCTGAGGTGATCGGGATCACGCGCTGCGACGGGTCGAGCGTGTAGTCGACGGACGTGCCGTTGCCGTCGGTCGTGAGCGCCGTCTGGATCTGCAGGATGACGCCGCGGTCGAGGACGCCCGACGCCTCATACCCGACGTTGGCCTTCGTCAGCGCGCCCACCTGGCCGAGGACCTCGTAGCTCATCCCGTAGGCGCCGCTCATCCCCACGAAGGGCGCGCCGAGCGTGTTGCCGCCGTAACAGAAGGCCAGCACGCGACTGACGGCGAGGTTCGCGATCGTGCTGAGGAGCGCGTGCGCGCCGGTCGTGGCGTCATCGAAAAACGCGCCGCTCTGGGTGAGCTCGACTTTCATCAGGCCCGTCGGCGTTTTGGCCTCCAGCGTGTCGCCGAGGCCCTCTGAGCGCTCGTTGAGCGCGCTGAGTTTCCAGCCGAAGGTTTTGACCTTCGACGCGAGCAGGTCATACCCGTCGAGCAGGAGGACGGAGAAACCGGCGGATCCGACTTTGCCGGCCATCAGGCTTGCCCCTCGACGTCACGGCCGCAGACGCCGCACGCGGTCTTCGGCGGCCCGAACCCACTCGTGAGCACGCGCCGCTCGGGCCCGGCGCCGCAGTGCGGGCAGCGGGCGTCCGCCGGCGCGCGCGCGGGTTTCCCGGTCGGGTCGACGATGACGGGCGGCTTGGACTCGTCGGTCATTGGAGCTCCACGTACAACCGAAACAGGGCGACCAGCTCCTTGATCTTCACGCCGGCGACTTCCTGATCGGCGAGCGCGATCGTGTCGTCGTGGAAGATCGCCCAGCTGCTATAGCCGGTCACCGCCGGCGGATCCGCGAGCAGCTCGAGGACTTTCCCCATCACGCCTTGCGCCTCGCTCCACCCCTGATACGTGCTGAACACATGCACGCGCAGATCGATCTCCGGCAGCGTCTTCAGGCCGGGCTTGGTGCCGAACCCGCCCGTCGCGTGCTCGTTCACCTCGACGAGCACGAAGGGATACCCGGTGCCCTGCGCGATGTCGTCGCCAACACCGCCGGTCGCCAGGTCGGTGAGCGCCGCCACGTTCAGCACCGTGTAGAGGCCGACGGCCACCGGCGAGAGCGCGGAGTAGCTCGTCATGGCTGGATCTCCGAGCACGTCAGATGCAGTTCGGTGCGCTCGTCGGTCGGGTCGACGTAGGACTCCACCTCGAGCACGCGCGCCTTGTACCGAATCCGGTCCTTGACGCTCACGTCCTCGCGAAACCAGATCTCCCAGACGGATCGCAGGACCGCGGTCACCTGGACGGCCAGCAGCGCTTCCCCGCCGCTGAGCGGCCGCTCGTGCGCATAGACCACGGCGCGCAGCGCAAAGCTGTTCGTGTGGCCGCCCTGGCCGTCCGGAACCGAGACCGCTTTCTCAATCCGGATGCGCTTCCGTTTCTCGCCGACGGTGCCCATCAGAACGCCTTGTAGGCCCAGAGCTGGGTGTTCACCCAGTCGAGGATCTTGAGCGACGCCGCCGCGTCGCCGCGCAGCCAGCTCGCGCGGACGTGCTCTTTCAGGCAGGCCTTGATCAGGACCGGGACGGCCGCGGCCGCGCCGTAGCCCGCCACGAAGCGCACCGTCACGGCGTTGACGACGTCGCGCGTCGACGGGAAGGCCTGGCCGTAGTTCGGCACGAGGCAGCCCGCGCGCGCTTTCGGGCCGGCCGGCGCATCGACCGTGTAGAGCGCGCTGCTCCATGTCTGCGTCGCGCCGGCCGGGTCCACATACGTGACGCTCGTCACCGAGACCAGGGGCGCTTTCGGCAGCCAGATCACGTCGTCGCAGGGAAAGCCGCCGAGCTTCAGATCCCAGGTCTGTGTGATGAACCCGCGGTGCGTGAAGGTCTCGGCGTACTCGCGCGCGCCCGCGACCCAGGCGACGATCTGCGGATCGCTCGTCGTGTTCGTCGTCGGCGCCTGCGCGCCCAGGCTGCCGTCCGCGATGTTGATCCGGTAGGTGGCGGTCGTGTTGTCGGCGATCGTCGCGACAAGCAGATAGGTCGACCCGCCGGCGATCGTCATGTAGCCCTTCCGGGCAGTGACGGCGCTCCCGCCGATCGGGACGGTGCTGTCGATCTGTGCGTGGGTGCCGTCCGCAGTGACGGCGTTCGAGATCCCGCCGGCCTCAGTCTCGCCGTCCGCGGTGACAAACGTCCAGAGGACGCGGTGCACGCCGGCGGTGACGAGGCCGGCGACCGTGACGAGCGCGAGCGTCGGCGCCGTCGGGGCCGGTTCGCCCTCAGTAGTGTCGAGACGGAGATGCGCTTTGATCTCCGCGACCGTGATCGGCTCGGTCGCCGGCGCGGTGACGAGGGTGAGACTCACCCGCCATCACCGACGCTTCCGGCGGCTGGTGGCTTTCGGCGCGGCCGCGGACTTCCTGGGTGTGCGGACGCGGGCGGTCGAGGTGCCGGGTGCCGCCTCGTCGCGCGAGACGTCGTTGCCCTCGTCCGGATCCGCGAGACTGGCCCCCGCGGGCAGCTCCTCGGCCGCCACGAGCTCGCCGTAGCCGGTTGCGATCATGTGCTCGCCCTCCGGCTGGGCCACGACTTGGATCTGCCCCGTCTGCTTGCCGATGAGAATGCGGACGCGCATCAGGGTTACCGTCCAATCAGGAGAATGACCGACCCGGTTTTCGCGTTGCCGGCGGCCGCGACTACCACGTCGAGGGTCGAGCTGCCGTCGAGAAAGATCCGATGCGTCAGGGCGGCCGCGTTGCCGGTGAGCGGCACACGGACGCGCGCGAGGGTCGCACTACAATCGGTGCCGTTGCCGGTTGCGACGTCGATGGCGTTCAGGTCGACCACCGTCACGTCATACAAGTCCGTCGGCACCGTGCCGCCGGTGCCGGGGATGAAGGTCACCTGCAGGAGCTCGCCGCGCGGCACTGCGAACGCGTTCGCGCTGACCGCCCCGCCCGCCGTGGAGGTCCAGGCGACCGTGATCTTGGTGAGGCCGCCGCCGATGTCGGCCACCGTGACCACCGCCGTGCCGACGGCCTGCAGCGGCGCGACCCCGAGGATCACGCCGAGCAGACACGCCGCGAGGACGCGTGCCGTCCGGGTCATGCCGTTACGCCGAAACGACCTGGGCGCCGACATCGAGCGGGAAGTAGAAGATCTCCCACCGGGTCGCACCGGTCGTTGAGGCCACGCATTCGAACTCGATCGATCCGGTCGGGCAGATCCAGCGGCCGGTGCCGGAGATGATCGGCCCCGAGCCGGCCTTGCCCGTGATCATCAGCGCCGTGCCGTCGCCCTCGACGACCATGAAGCTGTTCGCCTCGAGCGCGTTGCCTTCGATGGCGGACGCGATGATGTGCGTCGTCCCGGTCGCGGTCGGGTTGCTGTTGACGCTGATGTTGTTGGCCGTGGCGCCGAGAATCGTCGTCACCATCCCGTAGAGCAACGTGACCATGACGTTGCCGCCGGTGACGAGGAAGATGTTCTGGACCGCGCCCTGCGGCAGCGAGGCGGCGGCTTTCGACGCGCGAAAGCCCAGCCGCATCGTCGTGAAGACGTCACGTGAAGTATTCGTATCCATGGCGTCAGACCGCCGACGGGATCAGGTGCCCCGGATAGCGTGCGCTGCCGACGCCGACGCCGGACACGAGCAACGGGTTGCCCACCGAGGACAAGTTGATCGTCACCCACGCGGCGCCACCGACGAGCGTGTCCGAGTCAAACTCGATCGCGATCACGCGGTGGTCAAACGTCGTCGCGGTCGCCGTCAGGCCGGTCGCGAGGACGGCGATCGGGTCGCCGAACTGATCGCTGAGCGCGGCCTTGTAGTCGGCCGCCGACAGGCGGTACTTCCACGCGATCGGGGTGGTCAGCGCCGTCGCGAGCGCCGCGGTCGTGTCGCCGTAGACGGTGATCACGGTGTCCGCGGTGATGGCGCCGAAGCTGATGTAGGCCGTGAAGCTATTCCACAACCCGAGGTTCACCGCGTCACTGACATACGCCGCGGCGGTTTTGTCCTTCGGCTCGAACAGGTTCACGAACGCCAGCGATTCACTCTGTCTCATGTGCAGATCTCCCTTACGCGCGCGTGGCCAGCGCGACCACCGGTGACAAGGTGTTCGCGCCGCCCTTGAATGGGGTCAGCGGGGCCCGCGGCATCATCTGGCCGTCGACCCGGTAGAAGGCGCGGAAGACCTGCTCGCCCTGAGCGAAGCGAACGTGGATGGAGGACGCCTGCTCGACGCCGCCCTTGCGAATCAGACGGTATTTCTTCCCGTCGAAGAGGACGATGTCGCCGACGGTGCCGACCGTCGCGTTGTATTCGGTCTCGACCACGGGCCGGCCCTTGATCGTCAGGATGCCTTCGCTGTTGTAATTCACGAAGCGCGGCTCGAGCGCGCTGGTGCCGGCCGGGATCGACAGGAAGTCGAGCTGCGGGCCGGCATCGCCGTTGATCAGCCAGACCGCGGTCTTCTTCGAGCGCGGGTTCATCCGCGCCCACATCTTGGAGAGGTTCGCCGTGTTGATGGTGGCGGCCGCCTGGCCCGTTTCCTTGGCGACGGTCACGAGACACGGCGCCAGGAGGTAGCCGAGCGGCTGCGCCGCGCCGGTCCCTTCCGTGATGGCGTCTTCCACCTGGAACACGAGCTCGTCTGTGAACATCGATTCCAGCTCGCCGCCGAGCGCCGCGGCGTCGGACACGAGCTCGTCGGTCATGTAGCCGAGGGCCCCGACCTTGCGGAGCTTCAGTTCGACGCGCGCGAGTCTGGTCTGCGAGGCCGTCGGCGCGGTACCCTGATCGACCCAGTAGCCGGTCACGCCGCCCTGGCGCGAACCGGTCGCGCGGGAGGTCTCGTCGACGACGTTGTAGGCGATCGCATCACCGGTGATCGTGCGCGCGTCGACGCGGCTCAAGAGGTCGCCGCTCGCGAACATGTCGCGCTCGATGCCCGCCGCCACTTCGAGGGGGACCGCGAAGCCGCCGTCGGACGGGACGGCCGTGCCCATGCCGGTGGCCGCGGCCGCGAGACGAGGATCGAAGCCGGTGCCGCTCATCGCGCTGCGGACGGCGATCGCGAACTCGCCGAGGGCGGCCTGGCGCGCCTCGGCGCGCATCAGCGGCGTCGCGTCGCTGTGGAGTGTCGGGCCCCACACTTTCTGCTCGGCGAGGACGGCGCCGGGGACGAGGCGACCTTCGGCGCGTTCGTCTTCCTGCAGCCGGCGGGCGGTGACGAGCTCGCCGGCGATGGTCTCCTGCTTCTCTTCGAGCGCGTCGAGCTCGGTGAAGATGGCGGTCAGGCGCGCGACCTGTTCGGGCGTGCGGGCCTTCACCTCGGGCGTGGTGGCCGTCGCCGCGATCGCGGTCGCCGGAATCGCGTTCAGGCCGCGACCTTCCTTCTTCAGTGCCACGATGGCTTTCTTGGTGTCGGCCTCGTCCTGGATCAGCTGCTTGATGTTGCCGACGGCGCCCACGACACAGAAGGACAGGCCGTCCGCCTGGAGATGGGTGGGGGCCACGAGCAGCACGAGCAGGGCACACGCAACCGCAGCGACTTGCTGTCGATGGGGCCAGAGGAATGCCACGAGCCTCGCGAGCACAGCGGTCGCGCGCGCGAACCCGGCGGACATCTTGCTGCGCCACGGCTCGGTCTGTTCGGTCCCGTGGTTCCGAGCATTGATCTCGTAGATGTCCAGCGCCGGCATGGCCAGCAGGCCAGCCATGAACGCGAACAGGAACGGCAGGGTCGTGAATCTCATGAGGTGTCTCTCCCCGAAAAGCCCCGGGACAAACGAAAAGGCGCGTGCTCATCGAGAGACCTGCGGCGCAGATATCGCGTCGGAGTGCTCGATCAACACGCGCCTCAACGGAGTCGCGTTTCGTGGTACAGGATGGGGCGTGTTCGGAGTTTCGTCCTACGAATGAGGAATCAGGGGCGTTTCGAGGCACTCGTCAGCGGCGGTGACGAGGGCATCCCGGCTGAACTGGCTGGTCGTCTGATGGTTCGCTTTCGCCGCCTGGTCCACGCGCTCGCGCTCGTCGGGCGACAACCGGACGTGCAGGTTGGTACTCGGCGCTTCGGCGCGGTTGGGCCGGCTCACGTCTGACCCCACTCCATCACGATCATCGAGGGACGGCGGTCGATGATGAACGGCAAGTCGCCGTCCTCCAATTTCACGATCAACCGTTCGAACCGTGGAGTGACCAGGGGCGGGCGCTCACCTTGCGCCAGATCGACGTCGCGCAGGGTGGGACTCCGGACGGTCAGCACGATCGCGGGCCAATGAGCCTCCGGCACCATGCCCGCGCACAGAATCTCCGTCCCGATCGGCAGGTGCAGCAGGTCACACAGGAATTCTGGCGTCACCAGGAACCGCGCGATCTTCACCGCGGCAGCACCCGCAGCGCCTCGAGGACACAGAGCAGGAGGACCGCCACCGACGGATGGACCTTCCCGGTGGCCAGTGAGACGAGCGCACAGACGAACGCGCCGATGAGCAGGAGGACGGTCAGGGTCAGCATGGTCAGACTCCCCAGTAATCGTGGTGATCGCCTTCGATGACGTTCGCGGTGACACCGTCGACGGCTCGTAGCCTCGTCCGCACAAACGGATGGCCGCGCTCGCTCAGCACGTGCGTGCTCTTCCCGCTGCCACACACGGTGCACGCCGGCTCCCCTTCGCGAAGGTGTCGGTTCGCCGGCACCGTCGGCCGGTCCGGCCCGTAGTTCCGACGCACGCGCTCGGGATGACTGGGCATCAGAGCAACCGGCCGCGCCGGCGCACCTCGTCCTCGACGGCGGCGGCGGCCAGCCCTGGCGACAACTCGCCCTCCGCGCGCATGCCGGCCGACGCCTTCCGCCCCATCAGGCGCGAGAGCGTCTCATCCATCGTCCCGATCCGATCGATGAGCCCGGCCGCCTTCGCGTCTTTCGCCGGCAGCGCGCGCCCTTCGCCGTAGCCGCTCCGCACGGCCGACGCGTCAACGCCGCGGCCGCGGGCCACATCCTTCGTGAACTGCGCGTAGGCGGCGTCCACTCGCGTCTGGATGACGGCGTGCTCCTCGTCGCTCAGCGGCTCGAACGGATTCCCGGCGACCTTGTACTTGCCGGCCGAGATCAACGTCACCTTGATCCCTTCCTTCTCGAGCGCCGCGCTCAAGTCCTCGTGCACGCTGAACACGCCGATCGAGCCAGCGGTGCCGCTCGGAAGGCTGACGATCTCGTCGCATTGACTCGCCAGCCAGTACGCCGCGCTGGCCGCCAGACTATTCACCTGCGCGACTTGTTTCTTTTGCCCGCGGAGCGCGAACATCTGCGCCGCGAGCTCCTGGATGCCGGGCACCGTCCCGCCCGGTGAGTTGATGTCGTAGACGATCGTGCCGATTTGCGGGTCGGCCGCGATCCGGTCGAGCGTCTTGCCGATGCGCTCGGCCGACGTCCCCCCGCTCGAGTCGTCCATGCCGCCCATCCGGTGGGCGATCACGCCGCTGATCGGAATCACGGCAATCGCCCCGCTCGAGGTCGCGCTCGAGCCGCCGCCTCCGTCGCCGATGCGCGCTTTGATTTCCTCCGGCGTCAACTCGCCGCCGGCCGCCCGGTAGGCGAGCACCGAAAGCAGCTCCGCCATCTTCGCGGGATGCAGAGCCCAGAGCGTGCCGGCGACGTAGCGGGCGATGTGTTCGTACTTCATGAGGGCACCTGTTCTGCCTGGGGCAAGCCGACATTCATTTGAATCTGGCCGTTCTGCGGATTGAAGAACGCGCTATAGGTCCGCCCACACTGCGGACAGGTGACGGGCGCGCTGAGAACGATCGTCAAGGTCGGGCGCGCCTCGGGCGCGCCACAGTTGCAGGTCAGCGTCAGGTTCATCGGGACGCCGACGGTCAGCAGCGTAAACGGCTGCCCGACGAGCGGTGTGTCCGCGGGCGCCTGAAACGGAATCGGCGGCTTGCCATTCATTGGGTGTCCTCCCGTGTGTCGTTCCTCGAGGTCACGAGTCGTCGCCGTCCAGGAGCCCGAGGAGCGCGTCGTCCTCGCCGTCGTGAACCGCTGCCGGCGTCAGGGTGCCGATCCGCCCGCGTGCCCCAACGCCGCGAAGCGCGACGGTGACCGTCGTGCGCGCCGTCAGGCGATCCTTCCGGTGCGCCGTTCGCATCGGGAACCCGCTCCCGGACACGTCGCCAGATGTCCAGATCGGGATCCCGGCGGCCGGCGCGTCCGCGCCTGACGCGGCTACGGACCCGACGGTCCCGATTCCCTCTACGCCGGTCAGAGCAAGGGTGACATCGCCGGTCGCTGCGACGCCGAGGCTGCCGAGGCTGCCGCTCGCCGACACGCCGACGAGCGCGGGGGCCGTCTCCAGAGCGAGGCTGCCGACGGCGCCGCTGGCCGCGACGCCCGCGACGTCGAGGGTCGTGGCCGACACGACGGACCCGACGTTGCCGTTCCCGGCCGTGCCGGTGAGCGCCAGCGTCGTCGACGGCGCCAGACTCCCGGCCGCGCCGGTGCCGCTGACGCCCGAGAGCGCCAGCGTGAGATCCCCGCCGCTGATGGCCGCCGTGATCACCCCGACGGTACCGGTCGCCGAGGCGCCGCCGAGCCCGACGGTCGTCGCCGGCGAGAGTGCGCCTGGACTCCCGGTGCCCGCGGCGCCGGTGAGCGCGAGACTCACCGCCGGCGTCATGGTGCCGGCACTGGCGGCGACGGCCGCGCCGGTGAGGGCGACGCTCGTCTGCGGGGCGACGTTCCCGGCCGTGCCGGTCCCCGCGAGACCGGTCAGACCGACGGCGACGGCGACGGCGAACGTCCCGATTGCGCTCGCCGCTCCCACACCGGTCAGGCCGACCGTGACGTCTGGGGACGCGCCCGACGCATCCGGGATCAGCCCATGCGCGACGACGCGGAACAGTGTGCGCGTGACGCTTTTGCCGCCGGGACTGCTCTTGAAGATCGCCATCTCAGTTCAACGATTGCCAGATCGCGAAGTGCGGGATCACTGACGGTGCGACGGAGAAGGTCACACCGATCCACAGCGCCCCGGCGACGGTCGTATCCACGCCCACGCTGGCCGTCGACGAGCAGACGACCGTCGTCGCACTCGAGGCCGTGGCGACGGCGCCGTTCGAGGTCCAGATCCCGTGCCCGGTCACGTTCGCGTTCGCGCCGGCCGCGATGCCGATGCTCCGAAACTGCAGCCAGTACTCGAAGACGAACGGCGCGAGCGTGATCGACGGCACGTAGTTCTGCGTCGGCGACGTGCCGAGTGCGACGCCGCCGATCGCCACCCCGAAGCGCGGCGTGATGATGAGCGTGCCCGCCGTGCCCGTCGTGCAGGTGCCGCTGACGGTCAGCTTGTAGACCTTGCCTGCCTTCGGCTCCATCGCCGGGATCGGCGTGAATAAGATCGGGACGAGCACGGTTTCTGTCGTCGCCGTGATCGTCGGCAGCGCCGCACTCGGCGGATCGACGGTGAGATCGGCCACGTATTGGCGGGACATCAGGCAATCCTCACGAGCGCGTTCGCCGCGTCGTTGACCGGCATTGTCAGCGTGAACGTCCCCGCCGTCACCGTCTGCGAGCCGAACGTGAACACCGCCACCTCCAAGTCCGCGGTGGAAGTGTCGTTGTAGAGCACCGCGCAGTCGAACGCGGCGCTGGACGTGAGGGCGGCCCAGACGGCGGAGGCCGACGGCGTCCAGAACGCAGTGGTGCCGGACGTCGTCGGCACGGTCGCGTTCGTCAGCGTCGTGCCCCCCTGGGTGTAGTTGCCGGTGCCGGCGAGCTCGCCCGTCGTGTTGTAGACCGTGTCGGCCACGCCGCGCGACGCGGACACGAGAAACAACGCGAGTTTGAAGACGTCCTTGGTCGTGACGGTGCGCACGCCGTTGGCCCCTTGCGTGCCGAAGGCATGGCTCCCATTGAGGAGCTCCTGCTTGAAGCTCGTGCACATCGCCTGCACGTTGGCCCAGAGGTATCCGTCCAGCGATTGTGTGAACGCGCGCATCCAGTTCATGCCGACTCCTTGTCTCCGAACCCGCCGAGGTCGCCGCCCAGGCCGTGTGGCCACCGTTTGATCGTGACGTGCGCTGAGCGGTGCACGATCACGTCGCTCTGAGGAAACCGATATTCCACCCACGTCGTGTGTTCGTTGTCGTCGTCCACGACGCCCTCGGTCTTCACGAGCAGGGTCTCGTCGACGTCGTCTTCGGTGCCGTCTTCCCGGAGGATGTGAATTCGCATCGGGGGAGTTACTCCTGCATTGCGCGATGGCGTTCTTTGGTGTGGGTGATCTGTCCCTTCGCGTCTCGCGTCACCGTCTTGTCGACCTCCACCAGGGACGCCGGCGCCGGCACCGTGATATGCGCATCGTGCCGGATGGCGCCGTCGGCGATGGTCACCGGCGCCCCGGTCACCGTCACCGTGGCCGGCTGCACCGTCGACTGAATCGCCCCCTTCTGGATCGTCACCGGCACGTGGATCTCCGGCGAGGGCCGCTCAATCGCGGCCTTCAGGAGGCCCGGCATCGGGTCCGTCGCCGGCGTGTCGAGGGCCAGACTCGCCAGATAGGCCGGGGTCCAGCTCTCCGTGACGGCCAGGCCGTCGTGTAAATCGGCGCATTGAATCGCCACGTACGCGCGCGCCAGCGACTCGGCGAGCATCATCGTCTGCATGACCAGGACGTGATGGTCGCTGTAAAACCCGTCGACCGCGGCGATCCAGCCGTCGGCGTCGTCCGCGAACTTCACTGCGGCTCGGGTCGCGAACTGGACCTCTTTCCGCAGCACGCGCGCCGCGGATTCGGTCACGATCGCGCGCGCTTTGTCGTCCTCGGCGGGCGGCGGCGTCTTTTTCTTCGGCGCCGGCGGCGGATCCGCGGCGGGATCCTCGGGATCCTCGGCCTTCGGTTTGCCGGTGATGTTCTGCGGCTCCCGGAGCGCGTCGGCTTTCCCGCCGCGCTTGTTCAGGTCCTCGACGCCGCGGACTTCGTCGACCGACACGATGCCGGCGTTCACCGCCGACACGTGGGCCTGCCAGCGGGCCGCGAGATCGCCGCGCGCGATCGCCTGGCGGGTGAACCGGGCGAAGTACTTCTTCGGCGCGAGAATCAGCTGCCCGTTGACCGCGAATTCAAACAGGGCCAGCCACCCGCCCATACTGATCGTCAGGAAGCTCTGCCAGAACTGCTCGGCGTTGCCGAAGCTCGGGTCGGCGTTCTCGAGCAGCTGCCGCGTGACGCCCAACCAGCGCGCCACGTCGTCGACGGAGAACTTCCGCGACAGCAGCATCTGGAAGTCTTCCGGCGACATCTTGCTTTCTTTGAAGATCGACCCCTGCTCGAGGACCTTCGGGAGGCGCCAGTCGCCGGCAGCGGTGATGAACGACTTCGCCATCCGCGACGAGGCCTCGGGGTCCAGTTGCCCGGGGTTTTCGATGACGCCCCCGTTCAGCGAGCCGCGGCCGAAGGTCGCCGCCGCGTAGGTCTCGGTGGCCAGCGCCGTGCCGAGGCTCATGCGCGCGTGCTCGAGGATGCCTTTCCCGCCAGCGCCGCGCAGATGGAAGATCTCGTCCTGGGTGAAGGTCGACGCGCGCCCCGTCTTCACATCTCGGACGTCGAAGATCTCGCGCCCGGCAATCACGGCCCCGTTCGACAGCGTGGTCGTGAGCCGCTTCGGGGTGACGAGCGTCGGCTCGATCGGGCTCAGTTGATCCACGAACCCGCGGGCGCCTGGTACGATCCAGCTGTAGCCGTGGCCGTGGTCGATCAGGTCGAACATCTGCTGCCGCTTCCACTGGAAGGCGTCGTCGACGTCGTTCGTCTGATCGTGGAGCAGGTCGTAGAGCGGATGATCGACCGCCGGCTCCGATCCGCCGTCGTCCGGCAACCGCTCCATGATCGGAAACGGCAGCATCGCGAGGATCGTCGCGAGAATGTCCCGGCCGCGGTACCACGCGGAGAGCTTCTGCGCGCCGTCCTCGTCGACGCGCAGCCCGGCCGGCGTCATCACGCCCGTGGGCTGGTACCAGAAGTCATCGGCCGGGCCTGGCGTGCCCGCGTGCAGTTCACCGGCCATCAAGCGACTGAAGAGTCCCATCAGCGTTTGCCCTTTCGCACGACGTCGGCCGAGATCCCGAGGCCGATCAGCACCAACCCGCCCACCACCCAGGCGCCCGCCACCGACCATTGGCTGACCCCGTACTCGAGGGCCCCGACGCCGAGCACCAGCAACACGTCATAGATGTCGATCCGCTTCACCCAGACCAGCGTCATTGGCCGAGCACCCGCACACCGCGCTGCAAATACACCGAGCGCTCGGCCGCCGGCGTCTTCGTCATCTTCGCGAGCGCGTCGATCAGGGCCACGCCGCCGTCGATCCGTTTCCGTTGGTTGAGCTTCACCGGCCGGATCTCGCGCCAGGCGTTCTCTTCCTTGCCCATGTTGCCGACGCACATCGCCATGCAGGGATTCGCGTCGTGCGCCAGGTTGACGCTGACGATCAGCGCCTCGAGCAGCTTCGAGGGTTCATTGAGCGACCGGAAGCCCTGCGGAATCTCGTCGACGAGCTCGTCGCCGAACTGGCGCCGCAGCTTGTTGACGACGCCGGCGGCGCCGGCCTGGTCGATGCCAATCCCACGGATCCGGTACCGCTTGGCGAGCGTGCCGATGATGAACTCGACGATCGCGTCGTGGTCGATGAGGCTGCCGGGCCAGGTCGTGAGGTACCCGCCGTCTCGCCAGTCGGGGTACGGGATCTTGTCTTCCTGCGCGCGCCGGTAGAGCGTCTTCTCGGGCATCCAGAAGAACGGCAGCACGTCGATCGCGCAGTCGATCGTCGGGCGGTCCTCGGAAGAGTTTCCTTCAGACTGTGGAGAGTTTCCTTCAGACTCTGGCCCCTGTGCGCCGGCCGTCTGGCCTTCCGCGCGCTCGCGCTCGAGCGCACGCGGGAAGATGCAGACGGCCGACGACAGATCGATCTTGTCGGAGAGGTCGATGCCGATGAAGCACTCGCGGCCCACCAGCGACGCCAGAAACCCCGTCGGCGCCGGCGTGATGCACGTCGCCCACGTTTCGGCCGTGATCCAGACGGTCGCCTGGTCGGTCCAGAAGCAGAAATTCAGGCGTCGGACCCAGTTTCGCTGCGATGGCAGGTGGAGCGCCTCGAGGACCTGCTCGCGCTGGTACTGCCAGGACACCGACACGCCCAGGTTCGGGCACCCTTTCAGCCAGTGCGGGCCTTCGACTTTCCAGTCATCGCAGCGCGGACAGTCGTCGGCCGGCTGCACCTTGCCCTGTTTCCGGCACGGCTCGCACGCATCGAGGTGACAGACGTAGGCAAACCACGCCTCGTTGACGAGCGTGCCTTCCAGAATCTCGCGCGAGTACTCGTGATACTCCCAGCACACCGTCTCGCGATCAAAGCCGGCATTGGTGGGGATGAAGATCAGCGCGTTCGGGCGGCCCTTGATCCCGAAGCGCAGCTTCACGACGACGACGGCGCTCGGATGCTCGTGGAGCTCGTCGACGACGGCCCCTTGCACGCGTTTGCCGTCGAGACCACGCTTCTCCGCCGAGATCGGCCGGATGAACGACCCCGTCGTCTTGACCGCCAGGTTGTTACCGGTGTGGGTGATGAGGGCCTTGAGCGCCGGCGAGGCCTGGACCATCTTCACGCAGTCGGCGAACGCGATCTTCGCCTGGTCCTTGGTCACGGCCGCGCAGAACAGCTGCGCACCGCGCACGCCGCGGCGCACCAGCATGAAGATCAGGATCCCGGCGCCCATCGGCGTCTTGCCGCAGCCCTTCCCGCCCTCGAAATAGCAGATCCGGAACCGCTGCTGCATGCGCTGTACGCCCGGGTTCTTCTTACTCGCGAGGATCGCGAACCAGCCGAACAGGCTGCCGACGATGAACTGTTGAAACGGGGTCAGGACGAACGGCGTGCCGGCCTCCGGACTGATGTCGGCGACGGCTTCGACGTCCTCGTCGACGTCGGTCTCTTCCGGCAGGCACAGCACGGAGGGGAAGAAGTCGATGGCCTCCTGGGCCTCCTCTGGTTTCCAGACGAGCCCTTTCACTTTGGCATCGCGCAGGTCGTTCAGATGCCGCTGGCACGCGAGCCGGACGAGTCGGCCGGCGACGATGCGCAACGCGACGACGTCGGTGGCGTAGCGCGTCACCGGATCGAGCCGCTTCCCGGAGCGCCGCGGCCGCCCCACGGTCGTCTTCTTCGTCATGCCCGGGCTTTCGTGAAGCGATCGAGCGGACTGGCTTTCGGTTCCGCCTGCGGGGCGTACATCGGCTTGCCGAACGGCGAAATACAGAAGTCCTTCATCCAGGTGGCGACGCGGTGCATCATGCCGCGGTGATCGGGCCCGGCCGCGGAGGCCCGGGAGGCCGACAACGAGCGCTCGGTCACGACGCCGCGGCACAACATCACGAAGGCGGCCGTCGTCGCCGGCGTCAGGGTCCGCGCCGCGAACGCATGCGGCGCCAACTCGTGCCAGATCGCCAGCGCGGAGGCCTGCGCCTGCAGATCGTCGACGCGGGCCTGGAGCTCGGCGATCTGCGGGTTCGGATCGTCGG